AAATACTGAATTAACGGAGTTGATACTGTAGATTTATAGTGTATAATCTTTAGATGGAGGCAGGGCACCACCACATACCCCCTGCTTCCTTTTAAGGATTTTATATGTTATTAGGACAAGACGCTTTTTCGGCACAACCATTTTCAGCTTCTCCATTTTTAGGGAATGCTGTAATTAATCCAGTTGGTGCTAACTTAAGACTAACAATCGGACCTGTAGGAATATCTACAACCATAGCTAATATTGTAGCTGGCGCTGATCCTTTAGAATTAAAAACAGCTCAATTTGGAACATTTACAGTAGAAGGTATTGCAGTTGTTCCTGGTACTAATCTTAAGACCCCATTAACTTTTGGTACAATGGATGCATCAGCTGCTGCTTCAGGTAGTGCTATTATCAATCCAACCAACCTTGAAAACAAATTGACGTTGCGTACTACGAGTGGTATAGTAGTCACAGGTAACGCAGTAGTAAATGTTACCGGAGTTCCATTAACATTAAAAGTAAATGAAACTGGAATTATAACGTGGAATGAAATTATACCAGGAGCAACAATGGTTTGGACACCAATAAAACCGTACTAATATGGCATCATCATACTCAACAGATTTATCATTAGAACTCGTAGCAACCGGAGAAAAAGCTGGTCTATGGGGATCAATTAATAATACCAACTTACAAGTCTTAGAAGCAGCTACTGCTTTTTTAGCAGTGCCTATAACTGGTACTACTCAAACATTAAGTTTAGCTGATGGATCGGCGACCGCGGATGGTAAACATTTATATTTAAAATTAACAGGAAATTTAACAGGTAACACAACTCTAACTATGCCAGCATCTACAACAGGTGGTACAGCTACTAGAGTTTTTATTATAGAAGATGCAACAGGAAGAGTTACAGGAACTAATCATACTCTTTCAATAAAAACTGCAGGTCAAGCAACTGCTCTTCCAATACCTTCTGGAGCTACGATGTTATTAGTTTCTAATGGTGCAACACCAGCAACTACACTAGGTGGTTTTTTAAATAATGGTTCTGTTTCTATTAATTCAGCAACTGCAACTACTTATACAGCTGTAGCTGGAGATCAAATTTTTGTCGATACACAAACTAATATTGTAACAATCACAATGCCTGCAGCTCCTGCTACAGGAGATGAAATAACTATTATGGATGCTTCGGCTGCAAATGGATTTGGCACTAACAAATGTACTGTTAACTTTAATGGTTTAAAATATCAAAGTGCAACAACTGCTTTAGACTTAACAACAAACAATCAATCAGTTACTTTTATATATACAAATATTGCAGGTAAGGGTTGGATACAAAAATCAAACAACACATAGGAGCTAATTAATGGCTCTCCAACAAATTAAATTTGCACCCGGAATTGACAAACAAGATACTAGCGTTGGTGCGGTGGGTCGATGGATTGATTCTGATAATGTAAGATTTAGATATGGACTACCTGAAAAAGTAGGAGGGTGGCAATCTTTATTACCGGATACTTTAGTAGGTGTTGCTAGAAAACAACATGCTATTGTAGATACTTTAGGAAATAGATATGTAATTTTAGGTACTGATAAATTTTTAATTTGTTACTTTGAAGGAGGTCTACATGATATTACTCCTTTTGATACAGATGCAAACGGTGTAGTAATTGCCTTGTCGTCAACTGTTACCACTAACACATCTAATACTTCTATTACAATTGATACGGGTTCAACTCTTCATGGTTTTAAAGAAGGAGATATTGTATTCTTTTCTGCTTTTACTGTACCCACAGGATCAAATTTAAGTAACGCAGATTTTTTAAATAAAGCTTATCAAATAATTACAGTACCCACTAATACAACTTTTACAATTACAGCGCCTTCACAAGAAGGAGGAGGTGGTCCTTACAACAATGGATCGTGTACTGTTAAACCTTATGCAGTTGTTGGACCTGCAGCACAAACATATGGCTATGGTTATGGTGTAGGACAATTTGGTGGAACAGTTCAAGGTTCTGCAACAAGTACTTTAAATGGAGCAATTGTAGCTGCCGACACAACTATTTCTCTTGCTGATTCACGAAATTTTACAACAGCAGGTAAAGCTTTAATTGGTAATTTTGCAAGTGGTAACTATGCATCTACTTCTGAATTAATTAGTTATACAGGAAACTCAGACGCAGCTCCTGGTAATTTAACAACAGTTAGTAGATCACAATCTGGAACAACAGCTCCATCAAACACATCTTCAGGTACAACAGTTACTCAATCTACAGATTGGTCAGGTTATGGTGATCCAGTAGTTGCTACTACTACCACTTTAGAACCAGGACTTTGGTCTTTAAGTAGTTTTGGTGAAGTATTAGTTGCATCTATTTTTAATGGTAAAACATTTACGTGGAATTCAGGAGATACAGCTAGACTTACAGTAAGAGCTTCTCAACTTACAACTAATTTTAAAACAATAAATAATCCGGACAAGACTAGAGTAACTTTAGTATCTCCTACAACAAGACACTTAATTCATTTTGGAACAGAAGCCACAATAGGTACACCTACTTCTCAAGAAGATTTGTTAATTAGATTTTCTGAACAAGAAAATATAAATGAATACACTATTCAAGCTGTAAACACAGCAGGTAGTCAAAGACTACAAGATGGTACAAAAATTATGGGAGCTATCTCTGCTAAGGAAAATATTTTAGTGTGGACAGATAATGCATTATACACGATGAAATTTGTTGGTGCACCTTTTACATTTGGATTTGAACAAGTAGGTACAAACTGTGGATTGATTGGACAGAATGCTTGTGTAGAAATTGATGGTGTTGCTTATTGGATGTCTAATAATGGATTCTTTTCTTTTGATGGTACAGTAAATACACTACCTTGTAGCGTTGAAGATTTTGTTTTTGATGATGCTGATACTACTAAAGGTCAACAAATTTGTGCAGGTATTAATAACTTGTTTACAGAAGTTACGTGGTGGTATCCAACAGCTGGATCAGATTTTAATAATAGATATGTAGTTTATAACTACGGTCAAACTACTCAACCAACTCCTATGGGTAATTGGTATACAGGAACTAATACTAATTCAATTAGAACTACTTGGATGGATACTTCAGTATATCCTCAACCTTATGCTACAGCTTTTAATAGTAGTAAGACAGGAACTTTTCCAGTAATAGGTGGAGAAACTGGATTAGGTCAAAGTGTTTTCTTTGAACATGAAACAGGAACTGATCAAGTAAATCCAGATGGATCTACTACAGCTTTAACTTCTTTTGTAGAATCTTTTGATTTTGCATTACAAACAGATCAAGGTATTGGAGAATACTTTTTATCTATGGGTAGATTTTTACCTAACTTTAAAAACTTAATAGGAAATGCAGTTATTAATGTATCCGTTACGCCTTATCCTGCACAAGCAAATACGGATTCATCCTTTAGTCCTTTTACTATTGACTCTACTACTACATTTGTTAGTACTAGAGCGAGAGGAAGATATGCAGCTATTAAAATTGAAAACACAGGAACAGGACAAAGTTGGCGATTTGGAACTTTTCAAGCTGATTTAAAACCAGACGGTAGAAGATAATGACAAAGATAGCAGTAAGATTACCTGAACCTAAAAAAGAATACACGGAAGATAATCAAAGACAAATTAACAGATCTTTTTCTTCTATTGTAGAACAACTTAACTCTACATTTTTAACACAGTTAAAAGAAGATGCAGAGAGATACACTTGGTTTGGACTAGGATAGTATGGCAAATATATATAAAAACGCAAAACTAGATTTAACAACTAACACAGTTACAACTTTATATACTGTACCATCAAACTCTAGAGCTATTGTAAAATCAATATTGGTTAGTAGTGATAGTGGTAGTGCTACTACAATTACAGTAGACTTATTTAATGGAGATCCAGCGTCAGCTTCCAAATTTACTTTGTTTGATGTTGTGGATATTGCAGCTAATGCTAGTACACAACTACTGACTGAACCCTTGATTATGTTAGAAAATGAAGTATTACAAGTAACTGCAGCTGATGCAGATAGATTGTTTGTAGTAGCATCAATACTAGAAATTAATAGAGAGGATAGATAATGGCTATTATAGCACAAGAAGAAGAGATTAAATATATAACAGTAGATGGTAAACAAGTCTTAAAATATAAACCTAGAGTAGAGATTACTATTAAACATTTAGAGTCTGGTAAAGAGTATGCTTCAGAAGAAGAAGCTCAAGCAGATGTAGATAGTCCAGATACAAACACGACTCAAAAGCATATATCTAAGAGCGTACATGTTAAGGTTATTGGCCTTCCTATGGGCGCAGATACTAATATAATGTAGATTGACTAGAAGGAGAAAAACAAGTAAAATGGCTGACACTAGCGTACATTCAAGCTTTGCTACCTTGCCATTCAACAACACAATAGAGATATAAAATA